AGTAGGTATACCACTTTGAAAAACGTCGACAGGCTCGTACCCCCTTCGGGGTACGAGCCTGTACTTGTTTTTATGAGTTAATTAGTGAAGGATAGCCATAATGTTCACAATTTGTTTACAATTTATTAACAGATTATACACCTATTTTTCTGTAAATTTGATATAATAATTATAGAAACAAAGAAAGGAGGAAAACGGAAAGGTGAGAAGGATTTATGATGTCATATAAAGGAGTTTAATAACATGACACTTAAAACACAACACCCAAACATACCCAGTAAATATTATGATATAGAACGAAATACACCTACAAGTTTTTATGAAAGCCCATTAAAGCAACATGGAAGGAAAGGAGGGAGGCTATGCACGGACAATATTTAGAAGTAGTTAAAACGCTAATACAATCATCGCCGGAGTTTAATGAATGCAGAGTTGAAACGTATATTGAACCCTCAATATCATCAACGATCATTTATGTATGCGCAGACGGGTATAACCACATATTTAAAGCATCTTTCGGATTGCTTGAGTCTAAACTCACAGCTAGAGCGTTAGCTGATATTATAATTGATGAAGTAAAAGAATGGAAGGAGAAGTTAAAATAAAAATCAAAGAATTGCTCACAGTGATTAATAGTAATGCATATATAAATATTGAATCAAGTGAGCAACATTGGATGTAAGAAGGTAAAGCTATTTTTATTACATCAGATTTAGTTGATAGAACGATTAAGCTAGTAGACATTATTAGAAATGAATTTTTTATTAGAATGGAGAATTAATAATGAACATATATGAAGTATTAGTTATAGTGACATTCGTTATGGTTACGATAATAATGATTAGTCAATATATAGACAGTGAAGTGCCGAGGGTATGCGATGTAATACAAATAATGAATATAATACCTTGTTACGAAATAAAAGCATTTAAAAATGGAAAGCGCATTAAAACTAGTGAATTGATACAAAATATCAATAGTCCAGTTAAAGTACATGAAATGAAAGAAGGAATTCTTTACATCGAAATTTATTAGTTTTTTGAAGAAAAGTACTTCACATTTCATGACATATAATACTTGTAAGGAAGATACAACACAACAAAGGACAAGAGAAGAAAGGATATCAATATGGTAGTTTATAATCTATATTTAATTCTAATTAACGAGGCAATTAGGATTTATGATAATGTTATAGAGAGGATTGTATACGAGGGTTCATCAGAGAATATACCGGAAGGGTTAATGAATGAAATAGTTCACGATATGACTATTGTACGTGAAAAACGTACTAATAGAATATATTTCTTAATAAATATTAACTAGCAGTAACCAAGCTGAGGGGGTGGTGCAATCCCACCTACTAGTCCTTGCACCAATGGTGCATGTTACAACAAGTTACAACAAGTTACAATGTAAACTCATTACAAAAAACAAGGAGGATATTAAAATGAGAAAACCAGTCGTAACAAGAACAATCAGCATACTAAACATCACAGTAGTGGGCATGGATATAGTTTCGTGCGAGCCTATAACCAAGACATACCCAATTTATGCAAGTGAAGCACCGAAAGATGAAGCTAAGATGTTTAATTACATTCGCAAAATGTATGAAACAGATAGCTTTAAAATCTCAGCAATCACAGACAAGAAAGCAGCGACAAAGACATATACCATGCCGCTTAGCAAGTACATTGAAGAAGCAGAGGAAGTAATAACAGACAAAAAAGTAGACACAGCAGACACAGCACAGTAAATAGGAGGAAAACATCATGTTATCAAAGAAAGAATTATTTAATGCAAAGGCATCATCGCAGAAAATTGAGAAGGGATTACAGATTGACGTTGTCAATGTCGGGGAATATGCTGATAGTGACAAGGACGGTAATCCTGTAACGGTATCAGTGCTTGTTGATAAAGACGGAGCAGTTTTTACAAGCATTTCTAAGACTGTTAATGAAACGTTAGATATGCTTGAGGACATCATATCAGAGGATGGACATGCCCTTATAGAGGTATGCGAGAATACATCCAATAGTGGTAGAAAATTTTACCAGTTAATGGTACGTTAATTATTTAGAGTATTTATTAATAAAAAAGGGGGGTTTTACCCCCCTTTGCTTATAAGCATAGGAGGTTTTAATTGTATGGGTAAGACAACTAAGAAGTCACAGATCTTAAAGGAATATAATAAAGAGCGAAATCGAATTAAACGATTTATTAGATATGCCGAAAAAAGAGGATATGTATTTGAGCCTAATCTTATACCACCGAAACCAAAAACTATCACAAGTGGTTCAGTAAGAAGGCTATCAAAAATTCGTCCCGCACAGCTTTATAACAAAGCTTATGCAATCAGTGCAGTAACAGGACAGCCAATAACAGTTGAGCAGAGAAAAAGAGAAATAAGAAGTGAGTCTGCTAGAAAAGCATGGGAAACTAGGAGAAGAAAAAAAGACCAAGAGGAGTATAATCGAATTAAGTCTAACATAGAATGGCAAAAAATGTTTCATGCTTCAAGGCTAGTATGGGATAAAATACAATCTCTGATAGCGAATGTAGGTGTACAACAATCACAGTCAGCAGACTTGTTAAATAATCTTTTAAACTCAGAAATTAAAAAGTATGGCGCAGACACTGTTCTGTATTCCATAGCACAAGTAAGCGAGGATTTTTTATCAACTTGTGAAGTTATAATTAAATACCACCCAAGTAGTGATGTATCAAGAACAGCCGTACAACATTTATATACATTAATAAGTGGCAATATACCAAGCGATGCAGAACAAGCAGAAATTGATAAAGCATTAGCCAGCGATGAAACGTGGGAAGAAATATGAAAAAGCAAATGAAATATATGGTGGGGGATTTTGAAACCACTGTATATGACGGGCAGACATTCACGGAAGTGTGGGCTTCAGCAGTTGTTGAGCTAGGCACGGAGGATGTTAAAATTCATCATTCAATTAGAGAGACATATAATTATCTATATAACTTAAAGGAGAATATTTGTATATATTACCATAACTTAAAGTTTGACGGTTCGTTTTGGCTATCATTCTTACTAGCAGATTTGAAATATGAACAAAAACTTTATGTAAACCCCAATAATGATAGTGAAGTACACTTTTTAAAAGAAAAAGATTTAACGCCAAAATCTTTTGTATATTCAATCTCAGACATGGGGCAGTGGTATAGTATACTTATCAAGACACCATACGCATTGATTGAGATTAGAGATAGCTTGAAGCTTTTGCCATTTTCAGTTAAACAAATAGGGAAAAGTTTTCAAACAAAGCACCGAAAATTAAATATGGAATATAATGGTCATAGATACGCTGGTTGTCCGATTACAGATAACGAAAAACGTTATATTGCTAATGATGTTCTCGTAGTTAAAGAAGCATTAGAAATTATGCAAGCTGAGGGGCACTTAAAACTCACTATCGGCTCGTGCTGTCTCTCTGAATTTAAAGCTACACTTGACAAAGAAGACTATCAAGCATTTTTTCCCGATTTAACACAGTTTAAATTAAACCCACAAGAATATAGATACTTAAACGCAGACGAGTATATAAGACAATCATACAGAGGTGGATGGTGTTATTTAAAGAAGGGATGCGAAAACACAATTTACACTGAGGGTATTACAGCAGATGTTAATAGCTTGTATCCATCTATGATGCACTCAGAAAGTGGAAATTATTACCCTGTCGGTAAGCCAGTTTTTTTCAAAGGTAAAATCCCACCAAACTGTCTTACAGACCAATATTATTATTTTGTTCGTATTCGCACACGTTTTTACTTGAAAGAAAATAAATTACCATTTATACAAATTAAAGGAAGCTTTTTGTATAAGGCTACTGAAATGCTTGAAACATCTGATATAGTTGATAAAGATACAGGAAATGTATGCACATGGTACAAAGATTTTGAGGGAAATATTAAAAAAGCTATTGTTGAAATGGTACTTACTCAAACTGATTTTGAAATGTTACAAGAGCATTACAATCTTGTAGATTTTGAGTTATTGGATGGATGTTATTTTAGAACTATAACAGGAATTTTTGACGAGTATATTAACAAGTATAAGAAAATTAAGCAAAATAGTACAGGGGCAAGACGAACACTAGCAAAACTCTTTTTAAATAACTTATATGGAAAACTCAGTAGTTCGGATATATCCTCATTCAAAGTGGCAAGGGAGAAGGATGATGGCTCACTAGGTTTTACAACAATTGAAGAACACGAAAAGAAAGTTATGTACATCCCAATAGGAACAGCTATAACAAGTTATGCTAGAAATTTTACTATTCGAGCGGCACAGCAAAACTATAAATATTTTGTATACGCCGACACGGATAGCATACATTGTTGCACAACAAAGAAAAATATTAAAGGAATAAAAATACACCCAACTAATTTTTGTTGTTGGAAGCTCGAGAGCTTTTGGAATGAAGCTATTTTTGTTCGTCAGAAAACATATATTGAGCATGTTACGCATGAAGATGAAGAACCAATTAATGAACCGTACTATAATGTAAAATGTGCAGGTATGCCGGATAGCTGTAAGAATTTATTTCTTAAATCAATGGAAGGGGTAACAGATGAAGAACTAGAGAAATACCCCACAATACAGCAAGAATTTTTGAAAACAAAGAGAACGCTTGCTGATTTTAAACAGGGGTTGGAAGTCTATGGAAAGCTCCGACCTGTGAGAATAAGAGGAGGAATTGTATTACAAGAGACAACATATAAAATGAGATAAATGGAAGTCTAAGGAAAGCTCCGACCTGTGAGAATAAGAGGAGGAATTGTATTACAAGAGACAACATATAAAATGAGATAAAAATGTTTCATTCATACAATGATACAGTGTATCAATTTAGAAATGGATGGCAACGTGAAACATAACAAAAGAGGCAGAAAAAATTCTGCCTCTTTAATATATCTATAACGTTAATTCTTAATGCATGGGTAGGCATACACCCAACTACAAAAGTGTGTCTTATATTTCAAAGAGCCTTCCACACCAATGTTACAAAAATAACTAACGCAGATACCATTAATAATACGCTAGAGCTTTAAGTATACATTCTTTACAGTCAAGCGAATAAAATCTAAAACACCCTCTATCAAAGAAGTATCTCATATAGTCAATTAACCAAGCATTATTTTTGAGCATTACATAATTAATATTGTGGTCATCTGTTGTAACCGAAATTCTTTGTTTAAAATCTGTATCAACTTTTTTGTCACAGTAAACAATACTTTCCTCTTCAAACAATTTAACGCCATATTCTTCACCCTTATATTTAAGTGTACATAAATACCGACTCTGACCTTTCAATTTTTCGATGAAAGCATTATTATCATTTAGGTAGACATTCTGTGACGCATAAGCCACATAATTAGATTTGTTAAAAGCTCTATTGAAGAGTGAGCTTTCCTGTGACTTAGACGCACTTTCGTTATATCCTTGCTCAAGAACAAAACCATCGCCACGTAAAAACTTGACGTCAGATGTCAGTCTGTCAGTAATATCTAAAGCTGTGTAATAAGGATTTAATAGCGTCACAGCGTTTGAAATCATTATTACAGGAACATATCTAACTTGGGTATTATTACCTCTTGCGATTGAAGTATGAATACTTATAAATTTACTAACTTCATCAGCACAATAATGATTAGTTTCGGACTGGAATTCATCAAGAAGTATTCTTGATACATCACTCAGATAATGAGAATATTTTTTTACTTTATCCGCACAATTTAGTGCGACAGCATAGCCACAGGATTTTCCCTCATCATCCTCGTCGTATGCACTGCATAAAAATAACTCGTACATTTTACTATTACCAATTTGTACAGCCTTCATGGAGTAAGCCGAGAAAAAAAGATTGTGTATATCCTTAAAGAATTTGTCTGCGGAGTCCTTTAACTCGTCTTGAAATCTGTACAGTAGACAAAATTTCTCGTTATACTTTAAAAAACGATTAATTAGGTATCTATTAAAATATGTTGTTTTTCCAGCACTTCTATTTGACGTTGATATATAAATTTCGGGTACATTTCCGTTAATATCTTTCATGCTTAATAGCTTAGTGCCATCATAGTATTTTATTTCTTTCATTTAACCACATCCTTTAGTTTATTATAACAAGTTATTCACAATTTGTCAAATTAATATTGATAATTTGCGGATAATATGTTATAATAAGAAAAAAGAAAGGGGGGCGGTCACTATTATGATTAACGACTTATCAACATTAATTTCCACGCTTGGGTTTCCCATAGGAATGTGTCTAATTATGTGTTATTACATTAACAAAATTAATGACTCACATAAGGAAGAGACATCCAAGTTTGCAGAAGCACTCAATAATAATACAGTCGTGCTTCAAAAACTTTGTGATAAGCTTGATAGTGAGGTGAGTGTCAATGACAAGTAGTGATATTGTAACAACGGCAAGAACGTATCTTGGGAAGCCCTACGTATGGGGCGGAGAGTCTGAGTCTGAGGGTGGATATGACTGTAGTGGTTTTGTATTTTCTGTGCTGAATAAGTGCGGCATGAAAGTACCAAGAACTACAGCTCAAGGCTATTCAGCATTAGGCAAAAAAGTAACAAATATTCAAAGTGCTGATTTACTTTATTTCGGTAAATCAACCAAGAGAATTACTCACATAGCAATTGCTATTAATGGTGCGCAAATGATTGAATCGATAGGAAACAGTAAAAACACAAAAACAAACAAGGGTAAAGGTGTTTCAATTACTAATATTTCTCACCGAAACGACTTAGTGCTTGTTAATAGAATTGTTGGTTTTAAACAGGAGAAATTAACAAGTATGTCTTTATTGAAAAAAGGTACTAAAAATAACGATGTTACTGTATTCGAGTTACTAATGTCAAAGTTAGGATATTATACAGGCTCAATTGATATTACCTATGGTAAAGGGTGCGTATCTGCATGTATTAATTTTCAGAAAGACCATAATCTTTTACAGGACGGCGAGTGTGGTAACAATACATGGAAATCACTTCTTAGTGAGGTAATTTAATGTCATGGGTAGTTATTGAAGGTACTAGTAAGTATCTGACACGAGCGCAGATGGAAAATAACGCTGTAGAGTTTAACGCTTATTTTACTGGAAAATACACACTTGAAAGTATCTGTGGTATGCTAGGGAATGTTCAGAGAGAAAGTACCTTAAACCCGGGATTAAAAGAAACAGTAAGTATATCTAGTGGCTGGGGGCTAATTCAGTGGACACCATCCTCAAACCTCACTGACTACGCAAGCGCTCAAGGTAAGGATTGGAAAGATGGCAACTTACAGTGTCAACTTATTAATGCCGAAGTACTTGAAGGCTATGGCGGCCAGTGGATACCGACTCAAAGGTATCCGTACACAGGACAACAATTTTCACAGCTTACGAATGTTGAGGAAGCTGTCAAAGCTTACTGTTTTGAACGTGAGCGTGCTGGAGTTGTTGCACTCGATGAAAGAATACAGAACGGAAAGAATTGGTTCGAGTATCTTAGTGGTGCGCCTGTACCGCCCACACCCCCCACACCGCCCACACCATCAACAAGAAAACATTTACCTATTTACATGATGTTGCGCAGACGATTTTAAGGAAGGAGAATTATAATGGCTAAATTATCAAAAGACGAACTAATCGAAAAAGTAAAAAAATATGTCGGCGATAGAACGGATGACGACACAATTGAGATTATTGAGGATATATCCGACTCAATCGACTCGTCCGATGCTGACGAGTGGAAGAAGAAATATGAAGAAAACGACACAATGTGGAGGGACAAATATATTTCAAGGTTTTTTGAAAAAAATGAAGATGAAAATGAAGACCATACAAACGAGGATGATGAGAAGGAATATAAATCATTCGAGGATTTATTTGAAGAGGAGGAAAAATAATGGCAAAAAGAATAGCAAGTAGCACTTTAAATGCTTCAACACTTGACATTTTAAATGTTATCAGACAAAATGCATCATATGACTATCAGCAGAATGTACCTGCTGTTAATAAAGCGAGTGACATTCCTAAAGTAGGTGAAGTTATTTATGGTACACCCGCTTTTGCAAATCAGTTTATTAATGCTTTAGTAAACAGAATTGCAATAGTTAGAGTACAGAGTGCAACCTTTAATAACCCTTATAGCATTTTGAAAAAAGGATATTTGGAGTTTGGCGAAACCGTAGAGGACATTTTTGTTTCTATTGCTAAAGCTGTAGATTATACACCCGAGAAAGCCAGTGAACGTGAATTTAAGCGTACGTTACCCGATATTAGAAGTGCTTTCCATTCAATGAATTGGCGAGTAATGTACCCAGTTACTATACAGGATGAAGATTTAAGACAGGCTTTTCTAAGCATTGATGGTGTTACCAATTTAATTGCTAAGATTGTAGACAGTGTATACACAGCCGCAGAGTATGACGAGTATTTACTCTTTAAATACCTTTTAATTAAGGCTATTTCACATGGTAAAATGAAGCCAGCATCTATTGAGAGTGACACAGATTTAACTGCATCTGCTGTAGCATTTAGAAGTGCTTCAAATATTTTACCATTTATGAGTAGTGAATACAACGAAGCAAACGTTATAACTAACACACCAAAAAGCAGACAGATTATTTTCATGGATGCTAAATTCAATGCACAGTATGACGTTAATGTTTTAGCGAGTGCGTTTAATATGGATAAAGCAGACTTCATGGGTAGACTGTTTTTGATTGATAACTGGACTCATTTTGACAACGAGCGTTTTGACATTATCAGAGCTAATTCAGATGGTTTTGATGAAATTACACCCGCAGAACTTACACTGTTAAATCATGTTAAAGCAGTACTTGTTGATGAAAACTGGTTTCAAGTTTATGACAACAATAATAAGTTTACTGAGCAGTATGTAGCTAGTGGGCTTTATTGGAATTATTTTTATCATGTATGGAAAACAGTTTCAAGCTCGCCTTTTGCAAATGCTATTGTATTTGTAGATAAGACAGCAGATATTGCATTGCCAGATTCATTAACTTGCAAGTGTATTAATAAAGATATCTCTGATGAAGCTATTGTTTTAACTTTTGATGCTGACACAGACGGAGCAAGTATTAGTCCGAATAGCGTACATTTTGTGCAGACGGAAGCTCTTACAAGTATGGGAATTGGTGTACAGAAATATGGTGTTGTAATAATTCCTAAGAGTGCAGTCGACGAGGAGATTACTATTGTAGCAGAGATTGAAGGAACACAATATACTGCGTCAACTGCGACAACAAGTGCTATATCTGTAGCTGATACTCTTACATTAGATAAAGAAGTATAAAATAAGTGGTGGGCTAATTCCCACCACTTATCCATAAAATAAAGGATGATGAACAATGTACATAGTACCCGATAGTGAGGTGTACATGCTGAGTGGAATACCACTTTCCACTCAGCAGAAACACACAATTTATTTTTCAGATAAGAAAACACAATCAAGTTATTTTATTAGTAAAGCCAAAAAGCATTTTAATAAAGTAACTTACAATAGAGTTAATAAGGGTAAATGCCGTTTACAAGCTTCAGCAGACGCATTATATGACTGCAATTACATGATGTTTCAAAACTCAGCTTTTAGCACACGATGGTTTTATGCATTTGTGACAGGGGTTGAGTATATTAACAATGTTACGGCCGAGATAACCTTTCAAATTGATGCTTTGCAGACTTACTGGTTTGACATCGAAAGAAAAGAATGCTTTGTTGAAAGAGAACATTCAGTTAGTGATAAAATTGGTGAGCATATCTTACCCGAAAATGTCGAGTGTGGCGAGTATGTTTACAACGCTGACCCTCAGTTAATCGGACTAGGCTCTTTAAGTACTTGTACCATGGTACTACTTGCCACAACAGGGGGCTATCTATACGATGGTGTTTATAGTGGCTATCAAATAAAAGCCTTTGCTAACACAGAAACAGGCAGTAATAATCTCACTAATTTTTTAAATCAGTACTTATCTACTCCCGATAATATATTAGCTCTTTACACATGTCCTACAGATATACTACCTGTTAACGTTACGGACGAAGGTGTTAATATTACATTTACAGGGAACACCAACCCAATAAATGTTACTGGTGTACCAATTAGTAATACTGACACAATAAATGGCTACACACCGCGAAACAAGAAACTATACACTTATCCATTCAATTTTAATGAAGTAAGAAATAATTGCGGACAAACATTAATCCAACGCTATGAATTCTCAGAAAATCTTACACCATATTATAACATAGTTGGTAACATGACAATGCCAGTGCAAGAAGTGCTAAGACTTGACCGATACAAGTCCACAGAAACCACAGGCACAGGCAGAATGGATATGACAGAAACAATCACACTTGACAGCTTCCCTTTATGTTCATGGAATGTAGACGCATTTAACGCGTGGGTTGCACAAAATGCTGTACCAATTACAATCAACGCTATTCCGTCCGCCGTTCAAACTGCTACAGGAATGATTACTGGTCAGTCAAGTAACTCAGCACTGGGTAGTGTGCAAAATATTTTAACAAGTGCTTATACAGCCAGTATCTCCGCTAATGATGTAAAGGGTAATTATGCAACTAATAATGCACTATTCGGTAAAGGACAAGTGTGTTTTGAAGCTCAACGAAAGTCTATCACTGCTGAGTATGCTAGGGCGATAGATAAGTATTTTGATGTGTTTGGCTATGCCTGTCATACAACTAAAATACCTAATGTGTCAAGTAGACCACATTGGAATTATACAAAAACTGTTGATTGTACAATAGTTGGCGGAGCACCTAGTGACGATATTGCCTTGATTGAAAGTTATTTTAACACGGGAATAACGTTTTGGAAACATCCTAGCGAGGTTGGTAATTATTCGCTTGATAATTCAGTTTAGAAAGGAGTGACATAAAAAATGAGTCAAGCAAGAAAAGCAAGACGAAGCAAACAGAGAACATCTTTTAGTGACAGTGTATTTTATCAACTTTACACGTTTGACCAATACTTAGATTTATTTACAGAAATCGCAATAAGCTCGTTTGAATGGACTGGACTACCTAGTACTGTAGATGCTAGATTTATTGAAGTTGGACTCTACGAAAATAAAGCTATGCTGTATTTTAATGATGATGTTATGGGTAATCTATGCTTGCGTGTTACGCTAGGTGGACAACTTGACGTTTATAACATACCTTTATATAGACGTGCTTATGCTTCTAATGGCTATCAGCGTAGCTGTAGTCGGGATGATAGTGTTATTATTTGGGATAACATGACACATTGGTGCTGTAAAGATAAGATGTCAATATATGCTAAGAGACTGGCCGAACTTGACGCATCTATTGACATTAACTGTAAAGCTCAAAGAACACCTATTTTAATTAAAGGCAGTGAACAACAACAATTAGCTTTAAAAAATGCTTATATGCAATTTGACGGAAATCAACCTGTTATTTTTGGTAATAACGATTTTATGGATGGCGACGGAACCTCATTTGGTGTATTTACTACTGGTGCGCCTTTTGTGGCTGATAAGTTATATGAATTAAAAGTTAATCTTTGGAATGAAGCTCTCACTTACCTTGGTGTAACTAATATCAGCGTTCAGAAAAAAGAAAGAATGATTAAAGATGAAGTGCAAAGACTACAAGGTGGTGTAATGGCTAACAGGTATTCACGTGAATTTGCAAGACAACAGGCTTGCGAAGAGATTAACAGAATGTTTAATACTCATATAAGCTGTCACTTCCGTGATGTATTCAATCAGAATGATGACAGGAAGGAGGATGACGGTGAGTAAATATACTACACAACTTAGATTTATATGTGAAACATGTGCAAAGCTTACAGTGTCATCAGGTTTTGATGACATTGAAGATGTCCTTGATCAGTCTTGGAATAAAATTTTTAGCGACTTTCCTATTTTTGACGAGCAATATCGGCCAGAACTTTGTAAGAAGATTTTAAGGCATTACTACACAAGAGAAATATGCTGTGAAACTGTAGGAAGATGGAAGTTGTTTTTAAGTGATAAAATGAAAAACATAATGCCTTATTATAACCAGCTTTATCAGAGTGAATTGTTAAAAATTCAGCCATTAGTTAGTGTGGACAGGTGTGTTACACATGAAGGTAGTGGAAGCGAATCCAAAACTACTAACAGAAATGGTACTAATACTAGCACCTCAAGTACGGATGGAAGCACCGATACTTGGAGCTATTACAGTGATACACCACAGGGTGGTATTACTGGTCTTGATAGTAACGATTATTTAACAAATGCCACACATAATGTGGGTTCGGATGGTACGAGTAGTACGCTAAACGGTAAAACTACTGATAATGAAACAGGAACAGGTAATAGAACCGACAGCTATGTTGACAAAGTTTTAGGCTATGAGGGTAATCAATCAGAAATGCTACTAAAGTTTAGGGAAACTTTTTTAAATATTGATATGTTGGTTATTGATGAGCTTAAAGATTTATTCTTTAGTATTTACTAGGAGGGGGTACGTAATATGAACAACTCTGACAGAGATTTTTTTAGGTTTTGGTGCTACAAGGTTTTACCTTTGGTGTATGATGATAGTTTGAGTTATTATGAAATACTGTGCAAAATGGTATCTTATATTAATAATTTGATAGAAACTGACAAATTACAGAATGATGACATATCCAAGCTAAAACAGGAACTACAGAAAGTACAAAATTGGATTAATAATTTTGATACAAGCTACGCAGAGACCATTATAGCTAAATATTTAGCTACAATGATTTTCGTTACCATTAGTGACGAAGGCTATTTTATTTATTCCATTCCTAGTAATTGGTTAAGTATTACTTTCAATACTACAGGTTTGGATATTGGTAATAACATCGGTGTGGGTAACTATGACTATGGTCATTTAGTATTAAGCTATTAAGAAAGAGAGGTATATATTATGAATGGATTAATTAACAGACAGTATGTGGGTGCGAGGTATGTGCCTAAACTTATGGGTGAATGGAATAAGACTTTACAGTATGAAGCGTTAAGTATAGTGTCGCACTTGGGTAACAGTTTTACAAGTAAAGTGCCTGTACCTGCAAATATTGACATTACTAACACTGATTATTGGGTAAATACAGGTAATTATAATGCACAAGTTGAAGAATACAGAAAAGAAACAGAAAACGTTGCTAATGACTTAGCAAATTATAAAAATTCATTTAAAACATTTGCTTTATATTTTGGAAATAGCTATAGCCGTGGTGTTGGCTCTTCAAATGGTAAAGGGCTTTATGATTTGACAAAAGATATTTATGACGGTAGTAAATTATATAGCGGCGACGGAACAGGCTTTGTTGATTATGGCGAACATGCTAATGACACTTTTTTAACACATTTAGAAGATGCTATAAATGATACAAGCTATGACCATAAGAAGGTTACACACATTAATATTCTTGGTGCGTGGGGTGAAAGCAGAGAAATTGCCAAAGATGGTGCAATTTCAGGTACGTTTAAAATAGGAAATGCTATTCAAGCATTTATGGGTCTTGTTAAACAGCATTTTCCAAATTGTAAAGAAGTAAACTATGCTTGGTGTGAAATAAGATTTTTTTATCAGCAATCTTTATATGACATTAACAATACCGCTAGGTCTGAGTGGCTAGTAAATTCTATTATGAGTAAAGAATGTGAACAGCTTGGAATGAGGTATTTAGGCTGGTGTGGCTGGAATTGGAATTTTTCAAAGTATTATGTTAGTGATGATAACTATCATCCTAGCGACAGCGGATATTCTAAAATAGCTGAATGTTTAAAAAATCTCCTTCAACATGGTTCAATAACATACACTTCATCTATAAATCACGCGAGTATCGCTGATGTTAATGGTAATACCGTAGATATAGCATATGTTGTAAATCCGTACTCATGCATTTTAAATATTCTTAAATTGAATTTAAAATCAACAGAAACTACTAGATTAAGTTTTGACTTATCTAATCTGCTAGATAATGAGGGTACCATAATTTCTAATATAGCGTTTCCGCTAAATGATACTGTACACAATACTATTGTTTCTAATGATGACGGTACCGCTTTAAAATTAGCTCCGGTTAGGGCGATTTATGAAAATGACAAGCATTCGCTAGTAATTAACACTTCATTCTTAGGCGCTATTGGTAACTGGCATTTTAATTGTTGTATTTCAGATATTTAAATTGTTGAACTAATACAATAGTACAAGCTCGTTCCCCGAAAGGGGGACGAGCTTGTCGACGTTTTTCAAAGTGGTATGCCTACTGTGATGTTTAGTATGCTGATTGTTCTTGTTACGACTGGTTTTCTCATTTTAATATCCTCCTTGTTTTTTGTAATG